CCAGCAGCACACGTAAGTAACAACTTTATTAGAAAATTTGTTACAGGTGAACCTTATTCAATCGTGGCTGGACAAAAAAGAGGGGTATTATCAGGTTCAAATCTAGTAGGTTTAGAGTATGATTTCTCTCAAGAAGATAGAGATTACTTAGAGCCTTTCGGAATTAACCCGATTATTAGAAAGAGAAATATAGGATTGGTAATCTTCGGTAACCAAACAGGATATCAAAGAACTAACTCTGCATTTAATAACTTGCACGTTAGAGATCTTCTTATTACTCTTGAAGAAAGCGTTGAGGATATCTTAGCAAACTACGTTTTCGATTTCAACGAAGATTCAGTAAGACTTGAAATTAAAACGATCGTAGATAATTACCTATCTGGTGTTAAGAACGTAGGAGGTATCTACAACTTCTTAACAATCATGGATTCTTCAAACAATACTCCTGCTATTATCGACCAAAATATCGGTATTATCGATATCATCATCGAACCAGCAAGAGGTATCCATAAGTTCATCAACAGAGTAACAGTTGCTAGAACGGGCGGTATTGCTTCAGGAGGATTCATACAGTTTAGCTAATTTGATTAAAAACGAAAAAGCTAAATATATAAAATAAAAAATGGCAGGATTACCACATTATACATCAGCTAAAGCGGCGGTTAATAAATTTGAACCGGTTTATACTAACCAGTTTGAAGTTTTAATTACCACCCCTACAGCTATTTCGGTCCCTCAGGGAAATCCAAACAACGGAAATATCCTTCTTGAGCATGTAAAAAGCATTGAGGGTCTTGGAGTAGATATAGCGGCAGGAGAAACAGCTCAAATGTATAAGAATGCTAAGAGATATTATGCAGGATCAAGACCACAAAGAACAGGTTTTGATTTGGGCATTAATTTCGAGGTAAACTTGGATGACAACAATTCCATGTATGTTTACAAAACCATGAGACAATGGGCTGATCTAATCTATAACCCTTTAACTGGGGCACTAGGATTAAAGAAGGATTATACAGGAACGATAGTTATTAGTGTTTTCAATAAAGCAGGAGACGTTTTCAGAAGAATTACTTGTAGAGATTGCTTTATTATGTCACCAATAAACGCAATGGATCTTAGATATACAGGAACTGAGATTTACTCTTTAAGAGTTCAATGGGCAGTTGATTATTTTGACGATGTATTCCTATAAAAAATTAAAGAAATGGCAGGATTACCACATTTTACAAGTTCTAAAGCAGCAGTAAGCTTATACGAACCAGTTTATTTAAACCAATTTGAGGTTATCATACAACCTCCAGTGGGAGTTTCTAACCCCATCGGAAATGCTGGTAGAACCCTTTTAGTGGAAAACATCACTCAGATAACAGGTTTAGAAGTAGATAAAACTCCTACACCAGTAACACAAACATATAAATTCGCAAACAGAAGATATGCAGGTGGTGCAGTTGATGACACTGGTGCTAAACTAAGCATTACTTTCCAGACTAATTTAGATGATAATAATTCTAACTATGTACACAAAACACTTAGACAATGGGCAGATTTAGTTTATAACCCATTAACTGGTGCTATGGGACTTAAATCTACATATGCTGGAGGAACTTATATTCTAGTTAGTATTTTTAATAAGCAAGGCGACGTTTTCAGAAGAATGAAATTCTTAAATTGTTTCCCTACTGATAACCTTACAGCTCTTCCATTGACATATGAAGGGGGAGGAAACACACCTTACACAATCACCGCTAGATTTAGAGCGGATTATTTCGAGGACGTATTTAATTAATAATTCACTAAAAAGAATATATAAAAGGCTTATCCTACCGATAAGCCTTTTTATTTGATTCATTTCTTTTAAAAGGAAACCAAACCCTAATATGGACGACGGTGACGAACAAACTGAAAAAACTAAAAAACAAAGAAGACAGACTGGTGTTATACAAAGATACCTCGCTAATGTTAGCAATGTTCTTTCTCCCATTTGGGTACGACGCCCTGTTCAAGCTAATCATGGATCTGAGTGGTTCATACTGGGTTGCAGATGCAGTCTTTTACTCCATTTCCGGCTGTTTTTGGTTGTCCTATATCTTACTTACGAGATACTTAAATAAATCTAAGTAGTATTTTTGAATCTTATTTTATCTTCCCTACTAAAAGAGAGGATAGATAAAATAAAAAAGATTTATGGATCAAAATTTAGATCAACAGGCATTAGACCAGCTCGCTAAAAGAGAAATGGAAAGCGGATTAGATTATGATGCACCGCCTATTCAGGAAGAAGCTCCAAAATCACTAGGAAAAGCATCCTTCGTTGAAGAAATGCTTGATATCTCTGGGATGAATTCCCCGTGGAAAAAATTGCCTATTGCGAATCTTCCATCTGAAGGTTTTGGATATCCAGAGGGCATGGAACTTTCCATCCGATCGGCAGAGGTAGGAGAAATTAGACATTTTTCAACCATAGACGAAAACGATCCTATTGATATCGCGGATAAAATATATCATATCATTTCTAAATGCTCTAATATTAAATGGACAGGTGGAACATTAAGTCATTTTGATCTTTATCAGGAGGATAGATTTTATATCTTCATGTCGATCCGGGATTTAACATTTGTTAAGGGAGAGAATAGAATTTTCATTCCGGTTAAGAATAATTGTAACAAGGAAGGATGTCCAATCCCAAATGATATAGAACTTACATCAGGAGTTCTTTCGTCATTCAAATTGGATCAAAAGATTAAAAAGTATTACGATAAAGACAATGGATGTTTTAATTTAATCCCGAAAAACGGAGAGCCTCCTATTCAGCTCTTTATTCCTACCATCGGAGTATCAACTAAAATTAGAAAGATTCTAAAAGAAAAATCAGATAAGGGTAAAAAATATGACGAAACCTTTGCTAAGGTTTCTTCGTTCTTAATTCCTAATTGGAGAGAACTTGACGAGAAAACATATAATGAATATGAAAACATCTCTAAAGGATGGACTTATACACAATTCGTTTTAGCGGATTCAGCGTCAGATCAAATAACTTTTGCTACCAAAAACTCATTAGAGGTTAAATGTAGCAAGTGCGGTGCTGAGGTCACCGCTCCTATTCGATTTCGCGGAGGAATCCGATCCCTTTTCATTGTTTCAGATATCTTTGGACAACTACTTTGATATAAAGTATAAGTTTGCTAGAGATCATGGGATTTCATTTTCTGAGCTAGAAAAGCTACCTTATTTTGAATTTCAGATTATTCTAAACAAGATTAATACTGAAATAGAAGAAAAGAATCAGAAGGCTCTCCAGGAGAAAGAGGGGTTAGTTCCTATATTCAATTTGGGGAAGAGATAGTTTTATCAATATATAGATCAAATAATCTCCAGAGTTGGCAGAAGAAAAAAATCCAGATTTAAGTACCGACACTAAAAAGGTAGAATATTACAACCAGAGGGTCGAGGAATTAAGAAAAGATAGGTTCGAGGTTGCTGAAATCCCTGCCCCTGCTTTCGATATAGCAAAAAGATATGCACAGCAGGGTGTGTTTCAACCCTTTGGAATGATTAACTTTGTTGATGAACCCGGAAAAACAAAGGATCAAGGATTTATAGACAGAGCTGCTGAAAGGGTAATTTTCGGAGCTACTCATTTTGTTAAAGAGCTAAAAAACTATACGCCAGATCAATTATTAGACAAGGGAATTGATACCTTTGGAAGTTTTGAAAGATCCGATTCTGTTAAAGCATTAAAAGATTCCACTAAGATGTCCTTTGTTACTGTGAAGCAAGGTCTGGAGGAATTAAATGATGCTATTCAATCAGGGGAAGAGGGTGCAGAAGATCCCTTCAAAAACACATCCCTTAAAAAGTTAAATCCGGATGATATAGGGGCATTACTTGATTCCACTATAATTAAATTTGTTAAGGAATTGGGTTTAAAAAGAGACGACGAAGCTCGGGATCAATTATATCTGGAAAATGCGGATCGTGCTTTATCTAAAATTACAGTACAGGCAACAGATACAAATGTTGTTAAAGAGGCTGAATACCAGGAGAGACTAAAGAAGGCTCAGCAAGAAGATGATTTAGCAACTTCTTTAATGACCAGTAAGTCCGGGGCAAAAGTATCAACAGATAAAACAAAAACCGAAGAAAAACCTGCCGAAGTTAAATCGATTGAAACCCCAGTGGTGCCAGTCACTCCAGCTCCTGCTGCCGCTGCGGATACACAGAATCTAAAGCAAGAAACCCCTCTGGCTCCAGTGGTAAATCAGGAAACTAAACCAGAACA